AAAATAAAACAACCCTAAACCAAACAAAACAAAACAAAACAAACACAAACATCACACGCTCCCCAAGCTCACAATACTTGTAGAGTGATTTCTGTCATCCTACTGTTTGCAAGCTTTCCAACAAATCAACCCGCTCGCTTTCAAACCCTCCATCATGTCTGCTTCTAGTTCACGCTTACTCTTCGACTGTGGCAGTCTTGACTGGCCAAATAAGAGCTTATTTGGCGATCCCACAACGCGAGATGTCATGAACGAACACATTTCCAGCACGTGGAATGCGGTTATTAGAAGGCACATGTTGGCGCCCAATGCCAACGCCGAGACTATATTGGGCCGTGATGGTTTGCCATCTGCTCAATTTGACGCGTATGGAGCCATGCTACCCAGCTTCATTCAAGCTCTAAATGCACCTACAACGCGTCTCCGAATCAGCGCACCGCTGTCCACCGCTGAGTCCATCTTGTGCGCTGATGCATCCCACGCCCCTTGGTTGTACATGGCAAACAGTGTGTGCGCATACGAAGCAACTCATCTGCAGCCTGTACAAACTTTCATCGCTTTCAACTTCGCGCATGGCTATTGTTACCTCAGTCTCTTCATACCACTAAGCTTTCGCATTACCTTCGAGAATGCTCGAGGTTTCAGTCGGTTTCTCGAGCAGCTTCCTGATATTTTAGGTGCGTATCCAACATTGGCTGCAATATATAAAACAATGCTATTTGCTATTAGGCTTTTCCCAGAGGTGCTACAAGCTCCAATTCCCATCATCGCAAAAAGGCCTGGCGTACTCCAATTCCACGTTAGTGATGCCAGAGGGCTACCACCCTCATGGTTCCCCATGAAGTGTGGCAGCGTAGCATCTTTCGTAGCACTCATCACCAACAACCTGAACAGCGATTTGCTTAATGGAATTGTTGGTTCAAATGGTGATGGCGAGCACTACACAAATTGGAACTCTGGACATGATCACTGGATTGTGAATCGATTCATAACAGTCAAAGATTTGCACAGCAGCTTAAAGTCAGCTCTGGAGGTTGATTTGGACACAGAGGGCGGGCGAAATGCCGTTCTCGATTTGCTTCTAGATCTTGGGGTTACTAATCTCGTTCGAAGAGAGAAACGCTTCCCAGCATACTTTCAAGGAGCTGAAAGCGTATATCTACTTCTATCGTGCGAGAGAGTTGGGAACGAGTTAGTAGCCGTGCAAGATGCCCTGCAGGAACCATTGGCTAACTATTCTGGCTTAGATTTGAGAGCTCTCATCATCAATCTTGGCGGTTTACCAAGCAGACACTCTGATATTTGCTACACACGCAACATTTTTGAAAACGATAATCATCTGGTTTGGAACTTTGAGTTCTACCGGATAGCCTCAATCACGAAGAATGCACAAATTGACAGAGACGTGCTGAGCTCATCCATGGCGAACTTGTTTAGCGACTTTGTTTCAGAGTCGTCAAATGGTCAGTACAGAGTCAAAGAACCAAGACCTGTTGTTCAGTACAGGGTTGAGCACGATGAACCAGTTGCTAGTAGTGCCCCATCTGCTTGGTGGCAAGTTCTTATTGGCATCACCACTGCGATCCTTGGCGCAATAATATTCTTTCTCTGGAGGTGTTTCTTACGTGCTAAGCGTGTGAAATTCCAGGCAAAGGACTCCTTCCCATGGTTTACCACATCTGGTGATGATGACTCACCGCCTCCCCCCGGCGATTCCCCGTCGCGCCCTCCTGGACGCAGCCCAGATCGAGTTCTTCCGCGCACAGTTGTTCGAGATCTTAGCTTCAATGACGATGATGACTTACACAGCGTTGATCTCAACGAAGCTGGATCGCGTTTTGGGGAGGTTGTCTCTTTGATTGCAAGGGGAAATCTTCGCGAGTTAGCTGGTGCAATTCCTGAATCTCTCAGCAACCTAACCCTCCTTCAAACGAGTGCAAGTGGGTCAGGTTTTTATACTATGGTGGCTTTGTACCTTGCCACTTTGGGGGATGCCATCACTGCATTTCATGAGCACAATGATGCCTCACCTGCCACAATTCAATCACTGCGAACGCTCGAACTTCAGCTTGAAGCCCGTGGGTTGCGTTTCAATGAAGCTGGTACACCCGCAAATCTTATTCAGAGGGGCGTTAATTCCTCTGTTGGCAGAGCACTTGTGCGACTGACACAGAGTGCTCTCTTAGCTACTGGTGAGAACTTTCGGACACGCATGGCAACCACACTTGAAAGAATTGCTGCTGAGCGTCTTAACACATTAACCGCTTATGATCAGCGAGTTATTGAAATGACAACTGAGCTCCTAGCAGCGATTAAACCGGTTCTTGAGGTTGAGCGCAGTGAACTCACTCCACATCTGGCAAACGCCGAGGCTTTGCTTCAAGTTTACAATAACCTCTTCAGCACCGATTACGTTTCAGCATCGCTGCTCGCTCTTAGACGCGAGATGATTCTCAGGAGTGCTGAAGGGCGTGTTGGAGAACAGCCCACTAGTGCTTCTGACGCTGCTAATGAGGAGTTGGTTCAACGTTCCATGACAAAATTGGATAAGGAAATCGAGTTGTTCCAGGCACAAATTGATAGCCAGCGCCGCGCCGTCACCATAACTGAAGCATCCAATCTCAGAGAAAATATATTGCAGCCAATCAACACTGTCGCAAATATTGCTATGGCTGGAGCTTTTCTGCGTGGGGGCGCGCGTCATCGCATGCCAGGAATGCCAGACGTAGCTACGCCCATGCCCAACCCTTTTCGAGCTTTCTCAGGGAGGGGACATTCACTCACGACAACTCGAAGTGGCGGTCTTTTCCGGCGCCCTCGAGTCTAGAATTCTCATCACAGCAGCATTTACTTTCCATCGCCTTAGAATAGTTTAGATCAACATCATCCATTTCTCTATCCTTTCGCCATCTGCACACCATTGCCATTAATATGGTAGAGTTAGCAATTCATCCCTTGCTACGCTCAAAATCTCCATCTTTAGACCACCTGCAAACACACAAAATACCAAAAATACCATTTATCATTCTGTCTCAAACGCCAGCATTTTAAATTACCCGCAATTGCATTATCGTTTCGCCATCAAAGTATGGTTCGTTTCATCAACATCTGCTCGCACGATTGGGTGTATGGGGCCAGTGTTGTTTCGGGTATGGAATTCAAATGGTAAGAAATTTATTCTTCTCACCATGAGTTTTTCAGGGGATAAGTTCGGTGCTACAGCTAGCGGCTGTATCCTTAACGATGCCCCACACCACGAAACACCATTGATTCTTCGGAATTAGCCTTTCAAATATCCCAACTGCAATGAGCACGATAGCATTGCATCTCCACTCAAGGTCCGGTTAGAGTCCCTGGCAGGTGTGGGCTACAGGAGCATGGGAATGCTTCTCTGTCACCATCTGTCGTCTGCGGCCTCTATCTAGCACTACGAGTGGAGCCACGTCTTTAAATCCCCAGCATGTTTACTTTATGTTCTGCATAGAAAACGTCACATCTGTGATACAAAAACATGCAACACGTGCCCATCATCGGTCGCGGGTTGTAGTCTGATGAACAACAACTTTGTACACAGGAAATGTG